AGATTCTTATTATAGGTCTTGTAGACATCAAAAGAGTTTAGACTATGTATGACACTTGCATGAGTTATATAGTAACCATATTCCTGTCCTATTTCCATTATCTCTCTAAGGTTAAACCTATAGAATTTCTTTAGTACAGTATATAGTAATGACCTTACTTCTACTACTTCTCTTCTTCTTGTGTTTTCAAATACTCTTACTTGTGATAGTGCTTGTATTTCATCTATCAGATTTCTAATCCTACTTTTTGTTCTTATCATCTTTTTCTAATTTAGTTTGTAATGCTGCTAAAGCTCTCCATGCTACTTTAGCTAAATGTGATACTCCATCATCATCATCTTCCTTTGCCTGTATTAGATGTCTAGTTAAAGCATCTAGGTGGTCCATACTCTTACTCTTATCCCAATGTAATGGTTTGCCTTTATGATGTTGGTCATTTCCAATCTTGCTCACTCTTGATACTTCCATAAGTGCATCAGGAAAGTAATTGATTACACCTGTCCATACTGGATAATCTTTTCTATTCATATAATCTTATTTGTGATGTATGGTTGTTAAATCTTTTAATTGTTGCTTCATAGTATTCTTTGTCTATCTCATAAGCATCTAAATCATATCCTAAATTATGACAAGCTATTGCTATACTACCTGATCCTAAATGAGTATCTAATATTTTATCACCCTCTTTAGAATAATTCATTAAAAGCCATTCATAAAGTTTTACTGGTTTTTGAGTAGGGTGTATCTTTACATCACATTTATTTATATAAGCATCTGCTCTACTCATATTAAATATTTTAAATGTATTAAAAGATGTTTTTGCTAATTCTCCATCTTTCATATTTAAATTTTCATACTTATTCCAAATTATAACTCCACTTAAATTTAAATTAAAAAAATAATTACCACCCCAAATAATTTGATTTTTACTTACTCTTAATAATTCATTAAAATATTTTACACTTGGTGGTGAACTATCCCAATTTGTTTTTTTATATTTTTTCCATTTACCACCATTTGAAATTCTTTTATTGACAGAATTATATTGTTGTGTTATATCAGCACCTATTCCATAAGGTGGATCAACAATAGCTAAATCATATTGATTGTCTGCCATATCTTTCATAGCTTTCATACAATCTTTGTTATATAAATTTATGCTACTCATAGTTTCTCATTCTATTTTTATTCTTTTCTAATGGTCTTAGATTAGTAAAGTGATTTATTAATTCAAAGTCCTGAACATCATGACATCTAAATAATTCTATCTCATGGTCTACTTCCCAATAACTTCCATAATTACTCCAGTTCATATTCTCATCAAACTTACTCTCTAAGTGTTTAGCTAAATACTGTTTTGAACATCCTAATATTTCACCATAGCTTTTTAATGTAACTATTCCTTTTTTCTTTTTATACTTAGATGTTCTTGATAATACATTTTTATACATTCTGTTTATTGGATTCTTTCTTACCTTTTGTGTAAACTCTCTATTGTATTTCCTAACATGTTCTCTGTTATTGTTAGTCCACTCTTTGTTGTAATTTCTTTTACAATCTTTACATCTATTATCTAGCCCATCTTTGCTGCTTGTTTTATTGTGAAACTCTGATACTGGTTTCTCTATATTACATCTGCAACAAATCTTCATCATCTATCCTGCCTTTCCTGTAAATATAAAAAATAAAAAGTTAATTAAAAAGACAGCCCAAAGAGTACAAAATGGAACTCCATAACATAAATACCTGAGTATTCTTTCTTGGAACTCTATATCTTTCTTTGTAGTTCTTAGATAGTATCTTAAATCTTCTTTTGGAATATAGTGTTTCATAATTCTATGTTTATATAATATTGATCTAAATCAGCTTCTTGCATAAACCATTCCTCATAAATCTCTAAAGCTCTTTTAACTTTTGCTGCACCTCTTAGGTAAAACTCTTCATTGCATTCTGCATATCCTATGTCAAGTGATCCTTTATCTATAACAATGAATCCCATTCTATTAGGTAGTATATCAAAAAGCTGACAATAAATAAAACATTGCACATCATATCCAAATTTATCAGCACTATACTTCCATCCCTGTAATGAGCTTGTAGATTTTAAATCATACATGCTAGAGTTGTTTCCTAAAATATCAGCCTTTGCTCTAAATGGAAACTTCATCCCATCATCAAATCCTATCTCACCTATTTCAGCAACTTCAAAATCTGAGTCAGATAATTTCTCTAACACCATTTCATTCCTAAGTAGAGCATCAGCCAATCTTTCTGCATCATTCTTTTCCTTCATAGTAAAAACCCTGCCATGTTCTTTGACAGCTTCTTTATATTTCTTTGTATTCTTTGATTGCACATCTATAAATATTTGCTCCTCAAATACATGTGGCTCTAATACACAAGTATGCATAAGCCATCCATCTCTTAAAGGTTGTGCATCACTTTGTCCATAATTCAATATATGTTTATATGTCTTGGGAGAAGATAGCAGATGTTTTATTGTTGTAGAGCTAAAGGCATACTTACCTAAGTAACCATAATAAAACTCATCATTATATGCTTTTTTAATCAGATCTTCTCTGTCATATGTTTGACCATCTAATAGTGTTATATTCATTCTTCTAATTTTATTTCTATGTTAATGTAAAGTGTGTTATGTGCTGCATGATAATTCTTTGATACTACTTGACCATACAAATCCATGTTACTAAAATTTATTAAAATATCTTCATACATATTTGGCAAAGCATCAAACCCTATAAACATTGCATTTACCTGATCAATAAACAAACCCTCTAGCTCTATCATTGCATTGTGATATATTGAATCATCACTTAACAATAAATCTACTGAAAGCTCAATCCTTTTTTGCTTCTGCTTTTCTTGCCCTATCAATTGCTCTTAATTTATCTGCTTTATATTCATCTATACTTAACATCAAAAGATGTCTGTCATTTTGCAATTCAGTTACATAAAAGTGTATCTGCATTATTGCATTTATAAAAGTTTCTAACTTACTGTTAGTTGGTTGTTTCTTTTGCCATTCTAATAACATCTGATTTACTATTTCTGAATTAGCTAAATATTGCATGTCTTTTAGAGTGTCTAGTTTCTTGCTAACCAACTCTCTGTCTATATTTTTGTCAGGTATATTAATATTGAAGTCTGTATTTTTCATAGTCTCTTATATCAGATTCTCTTACTTTAATTATTACATCTTTGTTTCCTTCTCTTGTGTATAAACAATGATAGTCTGATTTATTCTTACATACATCTTTAAATCTTTTAATGTACTTAACTAATCCCAGTCTATCATAAAACACATAAGATCTAATGTCAAGATATTCAATAACCATATATTTTGCAAATCCAAACAAAGAACCTTTACCACCCCACACATTTGTTTTCTCTAGCCATACAGCATCTGTATATTTATCTCCCTTTAAATCAACAGGAGTTTTAACTCCAACATAAAAATCTACATGATAATATTTATCTATGTCAGTTGGTGTTTTATATGCTCCTATTCCTATTTGATTCATAAAGTCTTTAAATCTCTTTTCAGATATTTCTCCTTTTTTCCAATTACCTGTATTGCTATAACTCTTTGGTCTGAACACCATTTTCATATACTTTTTCTAAATCACTAATCCACTTGTTTATAGTGTCCATCTTCTTAGCTCCACCACATCCACAAGGCTCAATGTAATTATGTTCAAAATACTTTGCATGTAAAGTGTAAACTATTTTTAAATCATTATCTGTAAAACCTTTTTCCATTGCAGTTTTAAATCCAGTAAAATCTATATAATCCTCCTGAGTAAATTGCTGCTGTAGCAATACCTTATAACTTCTTAATCCCATCTTTTGTAAATATATATTTGTTTAACTTCTCTTGTCTTTTATCACAGCCACAATCTTTATAGCCAAATAATTTAGCTACAGACTTAGCTATTTTTTTCCCATAACCAAATGTTATTTTTCTTATAATCAATTCTACTAAATCTCCTAATTTCATAACCCCATTTTCTTTTTTAATAATTTCTTCACTTTTGTATATGTATTATATAAACTAATATATGTTATTTGTGTTTTCCTACTCAACTCTGCTATCTTAGTTCCTGATGCTACTATCTCAAATACCTTCTGATCATACCAATGTAGTTTACTGAATTCATTGTTAAACCTTTTTTCAATTTCCTGAAAATGTACCTGCTCTTGACCTTCAATGTTATGTAACATTTCTTGATCAATAAAATTAACTCTGTCTCTTTTCTTTTTGAGTTGTAAAAACATTGTGTAGAGTATTTTAAAAATATAATAGTAATTAAGCTCATCTTTATTATAGGTTATATCAGTTCCTTTTTTTGTTATATAATCTAGTTTAATATACATCTCCATTACTAAATCTTCAGATGTAGGATAGTCTAAACCAAAAGACTTACATATTGAAATCCATGTTTTATGTTTTTGATATGCTTTCTCCAGTATGTTCATCTATCAGTTCTATCATATTATCTCCTTCTATACTAAAGCCTACATTGTTTACTAAACTTCTTATTCTAACTGGACTATCTAATGTTGTTGGCATCATTCCAGTATCAGTATCTTTTACTTTTCTTACATGTAAATGTGTAACCATCCAATCTAAGTTGTGCTGTATATATCTATGAACTACCATAAAGTTATCACATCTATTACTCCACTTTCCACCACCTTCACAATCACTCATCATTGGTGCTATAGGATGTCCTGCATATTCATGATTAGCTCCATGTAATTTTCTAAGTGCATCTGTTTGTGCATGAGCTGTTAACCATAAAGCTACTCCTGTCTTGTGGCAAAATGTTCTCATATCTGATGCTGCTTGATAATCAAATTCATGACCACCTAATGACCTATACATATCTCTGTCTTTAGATAAAGAGTTATATGGATCAATAAAGTAACCCTGATAATCCCAACTCTTTTTAATAGTTTCTCCTAACTCTAGTAATTGCTTATAAGTATATTGCTCTTCTATACTAATTAATTTAAAATGAGAGTCCACCCATCTACTTCCTTCTTTTAGCTTTTCCTCATCAATCTTGTTGATGGGCATACCCTCTTTATATTCAATTAATTTCTTTACTATTGAGTAAGGTTCATTTTCTCCTGCATATACTAAAAATCTTAAATCATGTTTAAGTGCATATAAAAACATAAAAAAAAGCACAGTATGAGTTTTACCTACATTACTATGCCCTAGAAAGATATTAAATGTACCTTTTTTAAATCTGAAATATGTATCAAAAGATTTGATGCCTAGAGATA